TACTGTGGACATCTCTTCTCACACCTTTTGTTTGCTCGTCCTAGTTTACTAGGGCGGGCATTCATTATCTTCTTCCCTGACCTCTATATTCTTTTCTATCGTTACGTTTATTTGGGCTTTTTGAATGACGTCTTGGGCGTTTCTTATTGGATTGATTTATAAATTGACCATTACCTACGCTTACTTTACGTGCCATTATTTTTTACAACTACAGATTTTATCATCTTCACCGGATTTTAATTTAACCCCAGCTAAAAGACCAATAAATCCCCCAATGATTGTTTGAAAGGCAGGAGATATTAATTTAAATATTTCGGCATTATCTACTTTTTGATCAAATAAACCAGCCATAAGAGTCATAACCATACTTAATACAACAATACATAAAGTAGTTGTTACTAATGTAGTTACAACGAATGTTAATTTTTCTTTGTTCATTATTTTATTTCTGTCATTAAACCTAATCTTTTACTATGAGTCATTGGAATATACTTAATAACTCCATTAACATATTGTTCTATTTCTTCACCACACATAGAACATCTATAGAAATCTTTATATAAAAACAAGAGTGGAGACAATAAATGACAATAAGGACATATACCATGCTCTATTCTTGCATGTAATTTTAAAGAAGTTTTAAGTTTTTTTAATTTTTTTGGCATCTATTTGATAGAACATATCATCGGTATCTTCTAACTGCCAACCTTTATTTTCGACATTCCATTCCGTAGTTGTAACCTTATAATCCGGCCAATGTGTAGAAGTAGTAAAACTACCAATGTTCCACAAAATACGATTATTAGGTTGAGCTGCATAATTACCGTTATCAAGAGCCAAAATATGTGCACACTTATGTTGATCAGGAATTTCGGAATGTTCAGTATCCAAGATATTAGGTTCTGGATGGGCCCAATCAATTGTAAATAAATATTCACCATGTATAAATTTTTTATCTTTACCTAAATATTTACAACGTTGTCCTATTAAAAAATCAAAAGTAGTAATAGAAGGATAATAACTAAATGAATTCCATAACTCAAGATCTTCGAGATCTGGAGATTCCATTTTTCCCTGATGCATAGTACCGCTGTTTCTTCCTTGAAGAAAAGCACTGATAGGAAGCCGCCAATATATTGCACCATTCGTAAGTAAAGCATGAAATAAGATCGCACGCCCTGGAATGCTTGCAATAGCAAAGACCACACAATCTTCAGTTTCGCCGTGATGTTTTCGTAAGTCATATAAATATTCTCTCCTTATTTTACAGTATATGGGTGGTATATTAGCATTTAAATAAGACATTGAATACTATTTTATTGATCCCCAACTATTTCCGCATTCATAATCAACTTTATTAGGTATTTCTAACTTAATAGCTGATTCCATAATTTCTACAATTTGTTTAGCTTGCTCACTATGTTCAACAGATACATCTAATTCATCATGTATTTGTATATGGGGTACAATTCCATTTTCACTTAATGCAATTATGGATAGTTTAGTCATGTCAGCTGCCGATCCTTGTATTAATCTATTTAATGCTTTGTATGTTCCAGCTCTTTTAATTCCAGGACCATATTCTTTTAATGCTTCAGCATGTGTTTTAGGAAATCCAGCACCAAATGTAGTTGGTTCCCAAAGATCAAAATGACAAACTCTTCCACCTAAAGTTCTAATTCTTCCAGATTCATCTGCTCTTCTTGATACTGCTTGCATTAATTGTTTTATAAAAGGTGCTTTAACATGATATTGAGCAATCAATTTTTCAGCTGCTTCTTTCATTAAACCTAATTCAGCCATTAATTTATTTTTACCCATACCATACATTAATCCAAGATTAATTGTTTTAGCTTGAGATCTTTCTATACCAGCCATTTTAGCAACTGCACTATGAAAATCTGCTTCACCTGATTCATATGCTTGTGCAATTTCATTTATACCATCTAATCTTTGTAGTTTAGCATAATGAATTAATATTCTTGGTTCTTGTTGTGAGTAATCAAATACTCCCCACTTATGATTTTCTTCCGGAATAAATAAAGATCTAATTAATGGACCTAGTTCTTTATGTCTTACTGGTATCTGTTGTAAATTAGGATTAGACATTGAAAATCTTCCTGTAACAGTTCCACCTTGATCAGATCTAATTTGATTTATATCTGCATGAATTCTTCCTTTATGAGAATGTTTTACAATTGTATCTATAAAAGTTGTATGTGCTTTATTTATTTCTCTCGCATAAGAAATTCCTTGTGCAATTTCATTTGGATGATTTGATAAAAAGTTTTTTGTAAAACTAGGAGCTCCAGTTTTTTCTGTTCTATCGTAAGGTAATTTTAAATAATCAAATACTTTTGCAATAGATGCTGCAGCCCATAATTCTACAGAAACACCTGTTAAGTCTTTGATTTTATTGATTATTTTATTTTCCTTATCCATTAATTCTTTTTTAATTTTATCAGCTTTCTCAACATCAACTCTTACACCTTTAAATCTCATATCTACAAGACATGGAAATAATCTTGTCTCTGTATCAAATATAGTCCAAAGATCTTGATCAGATAATTCTATCTTCATTCTATGCCAAAGTTTTAAAGTTGATTCAGCATCTCTTTCAGCATACTGGCCAACAAACATAGATGGAAGTTTCCACATATCTTTTTTAGCATCTATTCCATATTCTTTTGCCGCTGCTTGTAACACAGCTTCATCTTTACCTATTCCAGCATATTCTTTTGCTAATGCGTCTAATCTAAAACTCCATCTATTTTCATTTACTAATGATGCAGCAATCATTGTATCTACAATTTTAGCTGGAGGGGTTATCCCTGATGATCTTAACCAACAGATATCATACATTGCATTATGAAATATGAATGTAGAGTCTTGTTTAAATAAATCTTGTAACCAATTTAAAACTAATTTTTTATCCATGTTGCCACCCCCTTCGTGTGCTATTGGATAATAAGCTGACCAACCTTCTACAGCTACAGAAATACCAACTATCTTACCACGACCAACCACGTTCCCCGATCCTAGCTCCATTAACTCCGGATCGCAGGTCTCTAAATCTATTGCTATTTCTTTATGACCGCGTAAATCTTTTAGTTCTTCTGGTACCACCCATTCTGTTTGTGGTGTAAATAAAATTTGTTGAAACGTTCTCACTTATAATCTCTTTCTAATATCATTTCTAAATAATGAATTGCTTTTAATATATCTTCCTTCTTACCTTTTAATCTATGTCTACATATATATTTAATTGCATTGCCTTCTGCAAAAGGTAAACCGTTTTCATTAATAAATACAGATGGTTGTATCTTCATTACTTTATAATGTTTACCACCTATTTGTTTAAAAAATGCTTTATTTGTCATATAGTGTATGCTTTGTTAAAATCTCTCGGATCTACAATATGTAATTCTTTCTTAGCTCTTGTAAAAGCTGTGTAATACAATCTATGTAAATCGTCTGGATCCTCTTCACTTTGTTTAACCGCAGCGGATGTTAAATCTAGTAAAACACAAAGATTATCTCGTTCACCGCCTTTAAAAGCGTGAATGGTTGACATAAGAATACGTGGAGTCTTATTTATCTTCTCACCATTAGCTCTCATATTACGAATATAATTTTCAGTAATTGTGTCTACACCCTCAAATGATTCATACCATACTTTATCAGTAAGTAAACCATGATTCTGCTTACAATCATTAATTGTGTATTTTTCTTCAGCCTTTAATGTTTTAGCATCTCTATATCCAGGAGTTATATTAGCACCTAAATATCTATATATGTTTTTAATTTGTATATAATTTAAAGCTGAACCATTTCTAAAATCTTCCCAATTACTTAATGCTAATAATAATTCTAATGAAATAGAATTAATTCCTTTGTGTTGATAATACCAACCCTGTAATTCACATAACTCTTTGACATCATCTAAGAAATAATTTGCTGATGCAAGCACTGTCCATTCACCTTTAGACATGTCTACTTGAGTAATATCTGTATAAAATCTTAACAATCCTGTTTCTTGGCGCGGTTTATAATCTTTTTCATATCTATTCTTAACCCTAGATATGATTTTTTGTGATAATTCATGAATAGGACCACCAGGAATACGATAAGACTGATTAAGTGTCTTAATCTCATCTACTTCCTCTCTTAATGCTATAAAGTGATCTACATCAGCTCCGGCCCACCTAAATATTGCTTGGTCATCATCTCCAGCAATATAAGTTTTTTCAGCCTTCTTCCAAATAGATCTAACCATTTCCCATTGTAAATGAGATAAATCTTGTGCTTCATCTATAAATAATACTTTAAATTTTGGCGCTAAATCTTGCTCTACAAAATCATCTAATAGATCTGTAAAATCCTTTAATCCTTTTTCTTTTTTAAATCTCTTAAGCTCCTGGTCTAATAAGAATAGTGTATCTCTTTCTATATCTAATAAATTACTTCTCGAATCATAACACTCCATTAAATCCATCTTCTTAACTCTTGCTGTATTTATAATGGTTAGATATTCATTATCAGAATTAAATATACCATCTTCATCTGAATGAGATGCAGTCTTAATAGGAATATTACATCTTAATCCAAATTCTCTGTAGTCTTCTCTACT